CTTGTAGGTCGACGAAGGCACCACGATGTGCAGGCAGTTCGCTTCTGCATACGGGTTCTTCGCCAGCTGCTGCTTGCGCTTGAGCGACAACTTGCCGGGGAACAGCTGGTCAAGCTGGTACAGCGTGGGCTTCCACTTGCGCACCACCGTGTCGATCGTGCCGGTGACGTCTTCGCACCAGGCCACGTCGCGCAGGTGCCAGCAGCGGTACAGCAGGCCGTCACGGGACGGGTTGAGCTCCACGCTGATCACGCACTGGCCGAACGCGGCGAAGTCGTGGTCGCCTTCCTTCGTGGCCCGCACGAACCGGGCCTTCAGGTCGTACATCGCACGCTTCTGCACGCCCGTGGCGTACTCGAGCCAGGAGCGCGCCTGCAGATCCTTCTCGGCCGCCTCCGCAGTCATCTTGAACCAGTCCTTGCTGGTCGGGCGCAGCATGCCGGAGAACTGGTTGCCCAGGTCGCGCCGGACCATGAGCGGGTAGGACGTCATCAGGTGGTCAGCGAATTCCGCACCGAGCTCGCGGGCCACCGTGAAGGTCGCGCGCTCGACGTAGAAGTTGTCGGCGATGGTCTGCCACAGGGACAGGAGGTCGAACCTCTTGCCCAGGAGATTGTTCGCCCGCTCGACCAGCTGTTTGACGTCGGCGTTCATCCGAGCTTGTCCGCCTTGTCGTCGGTCAGGATCGTGCTGGCCCGGCCGCCGCGCTGCTGTGCGGCGGCAATCGCGGCGATCCTTGCCTTCTTGATCTGTTCGTCGGTTGCCGCCGGCATCGGCGTGGGCGGGGGAATCTCCGGGGCGGACGGGCGTTTGCCAAACAGTGAGGACATCGCGCTGCTCCTTTAAGTGGAAGTGCCGGAAGAACGCAGGCCGATGGACGCTGCGTCGTCCTCGCTGTCGCCGCTCAGGATGGACGTGGCAGGCTTCACGTAGACACCGCGCCGCCGCAACTCGGCATCCCACTCCGCGTTGGACGTCATGGGGTTGCGCTTCGCCTGCGAAGTGGACGGGGCATCACCGCCGAACTGCTTCTTGAAGATCCCGAGAGGATGACTGCGACCTGCCTCTTCCTTGATCCAACTGCCCATTGCTATTTCCTCCGTGCGTTCATGCGGCTCATCACCACCGTGGGCGCGGCCGAGCGCTTTTGCCATTGCTGGTAGTGGGTGGCCATGCGTGCGCCTCCCCAGTTCGCCATCACCGTGGCGTCGCCTTCGTCGGTGGAGCGGCCAAGGCGCTCGCACACGTCTTCCTTGCTTTCCACCTGGATGCCGCGGGGCGTGATCTCGAACGTGGGCGCGGTCAGGTCGGCCAGCAGCATCCGGCTGGGCGGCAAGGCGCAGGGGCTTCCGCCCGGCTGGCTCGGGTCCAGCAGCTCGCGCATTGCCCAGATCGCGGCGCTGCGCACGTTGGTGAACGGGTGCAAGCCGTCCTTCGTGCGCTTTTTCGTCGACTTGATGCCCATGTAGGCCTCGACGTTCTCGTGGCCGATGTTCTCGACCAGGTGGCCGAAGGCTTCGGCACCCCAGCCACCGCCAACGTCCACCAGCGGCTTCGCGCCATCGCGGCGGCGGGACATCACCATGCCCGCGATCGACGGGCCGTCGGGCGTGTCCTTGCCAGGCTTCTTGAAGGGCTCGGAGAACCAGGCGTCGTGCCGCTCGACCACCACGGATTCGTCGTTGCCGCCTTGGGCGACGTCCACGCCCAAGGAGCACATGGGCACGCCCAGCGGCGGGAGCTTCGTCCAGCGGTCCTGCGCCTGCACCACCCACTCGGTGGGGATGACCTGGTAGGGGTGGTCTTCCAGCATGGAGCCGAAGTCACCCAGCGCGTACGCCTTGCGGTTCTTCTCCGTCTGGTTCATCAGCGCGGAGCCGTAGTCGGTGGCGGCCAGGTCGGGGTTGTCCTCGAGCTTCGAACGGATGAAGGTGCGCGACTGCGCTTTCACCTCGCGTCCGAGCACGGTGTACGGACCGGGCCCGTCGACTTCCGCTTCCTTGCCGACGTCGCCCACCAGATACCAGCGGATCTCGCCGGACTGCGCGGGGTTCGGGTGCTTCGGGTCCAGCCATGCGGCCCAGCGGGTGATCACCCACAGGCCGTTGGTCGACGTGGGACCGTTCGAAGACGCCACCGTGCGGCAACGCTGGCCCGGCTTGGTGGAGCGGTTCCACTGCCGGATGAACATGTATTGCGACTCGGTGAAGTCGGTCAGCTCGTCGAAGCCGATCAGGTCGTGCGGGTCGCCCTTGTACTTCTGCTTGTCGTCCTCGTGCTGCACGCCGCCCAGGTCGATGTGCTTGCCGGGCAACTTCCACTCGTCGCGCTGGCCGTTGAAGCCGTTGCGCGTGCCGAGCACCTGCTCGATCTCGCCGACGAACTTGCCGGCTTCCTTGTTCGTGCGGCGCAGCAGCAGGGAGCGCTCGTGCTCATTGAGGGCCAAGCCGATCAGCACCTGGCTCTTGCCGCCGCCGGGCTCGCCGCCGAACAGGATCTCGCTGGCTTCGCAGTAGTAGCACTCGGTCTGCGGGCCCGGGTTCGGGCACCAGCGCATGTCCTTCGTGGCCGACATCGCCTCGCGCACCACTTCCGCCCGTGCCTTCTCAGGCAGGGCAGACAGCACGTTCAGGATGTCGGCCAGCTGGGACATCAGGCCGTCGGCAGAACCGTGCTGGTGATGTCGTACCAGACGCGGACGATGAGGTCCGACGTGCCGGTGATGATTTCACCCGTCAGCAGGTGGAGCACCACCGCGGCGTTGGCCACCGGGGCATAGTCGCCCGCCGTGGCGCCGGTAGAACCGGGCATGCCCACCATGCGGGTCTGCGCCGTGGCCTGGTCCATGAAGCCGGTGGTTTCGACCACGCCGGAGCACTGGGCGCCCGCGGCGTTGGTGTACTTCAGCACCAGGTCTTCACCGGCCGCGATGCCCGCGTAGGCGGTGCCCGCAGGCTTGTACAGCTGCATGCGCAGCGGGATGATCGCCAGGCCGGCGCCGGGAGCAGCCATCACGGTGATGGGCGTGGCGAACAGCGCCAGCACTTGCGCACTGGTGATGATCTTGTCGACGTAGGCGCCGACGAGCGTTTGCCCGCCGTTCTTGTCCTTGTTCAGGATCAGTTCGCTTTCGGGGCCGAGCCCGAATTTCCGTCCGTGGAGACTGACTTGGATGTCCATGCTGCTTTACTCCTGCTTGTTGCTGTTGCTGGTGGAGACATGCCGCCAACCGGGCGGCGCGGTTTTGGTTACGGCATGGCCCAGACAGCGAAGTCCTCGAGGGTCAGTGTTTCGCCGGCACTGGCCTTCTGGCCGGTGAGCACGAGGTCTTGCGCCACGGCGGTATTGATCGCGCCCGTGGGTAGCGTCCCGGAGTTGGAGCCAGTACCGCCCACGGCGCCGGCCTGGTAGCTGCCAATCTGGACTGAGGCGCTGGCGCGGTTGCGGATGCTGCGAAGATCACAGGCAACCGCCGAAGTGGTGAGCCCTGCAGATAGGAAAAGCGTGCCCGCCAGGCCCCCCAGGCGAAGACGAACCGTCTTGCTGTTGGCGCTGTTGGTCATCGACCAGGTGGACTGCACCTGCACGCCGCCGCTGATGCCCAACAATCCTGCGGGCAGAACGATCGTGGCGAGCACCTTTTCGACGGTGTCCGCGTCGTTCGATGCCGCAGCAGTGGCGCGAGCCAGCACCTGCATTCCCGCCGGAACCCACCTGGTGCCGTCCCACATCACCAGGATGCCGGGCGAGACGCCCACATCGCTGACGCGAAGGACCTGGCCGGTGGCGACGCCCGAGACTGGCCGGTTCGCCCACGTCGCTGACGGGATGCCCGCCGGGTCGTAGAACATCGGCATCTCAGTACTCCCGCCCCGCGAACGCCTGGCCGGTGGTGGCGCCGATGATGGAGATGGCCCCGACCGGGCTCAGGCCCACCGGGTTTTCGTACAGCGCGCCGGAAGGGATACGCAGACTGGTCTGGTCGGCGACCGCTGCGCCCAAGGTGCTGACGTACAGATCGCCAGCGCTCTGGTTCTGGATCCAGAAGCCTTGCCGCCCGCCGTTGGCTGCAGCAATGGTTTGCGCGGTGCCGCCGAGGGTGATGGTTCCCCCGATGCTTCTTCCGTTGACGCCATTGGACATAGTCAGACCTTCTGAGCCCGAAGGCCCTGCTGGAGCACGAACGCAATGCGCCGTGCGGCTTCGTTGGTGAGGGATTCCAGTGGCTCGCCGTCCTTGCCGGTGACTTCCACCTTGTCGGTGAGCAGGCGCAAGTGCTTGGCGGCCATCTCGAGGGCGCCCTTCTTGTCGGCCAGCTTGAATTTCAGGATCTCGCCAACCCCGCTGTCCTGGTTCCCGACGTTCACCACGTCCAGGCCCACGATGGCGGCCGCGGTGTCGTCGTCCAGTTCGGACAGGGGCAGCGGCTTGCCGGTGTTGTCGACCAGCTTGCGGATGTCGAAGAAGGCGAGCCGGGCGATCTCCTGGAGCACGCGCTCGGCGGTCAGGTCCAGCTTCTTCGCCGCCTTTTCGAGCGGGGTGTTAATCGCCTGTTGAATTTCAACTTTCTTTAACAGGCGGGAGCCTTGAACGTGCGCTGTCTTCTTGCTGTAGCCGGCTGCGATTGCTGCGTCCGTGACGTTCTTTCCCTCTAGGCGTGCCTTCACGAACATGAGGTGTTGCGGGCTTAACATGCCTGTTCACCTTGGGCACGCAGTTCCCGCGCTTCCCGGTCCTTGTAGATCGGCAGGAGGGTCGTCGCCGCCAGCAGCCGGCTCATAGGCATCCAGAACGGAATCGGGATAACGCCGGCCACGTCACAGGCTTGGCAGATCACCTCGGCATCCGCAGGCTTGCGGAAGGACCACATCAGGGCGCGGCGCACAGACTTGACGGCCCGGAGGCTGGCGAGCTGCGCCGCGTAGAGGGATGCCTGGCCGATTCCGGCGACGATGCCGGTGTAGCCGTTCTTCCCGTCCTTGGCCTCGATGACGGTTGCGGTACCGTCGGCGTGGAAGATCACGATGTCAGCCCGCCCGTAGGCGAACTTCATTTCGAAGACGACGGTGTCCTGGCGCGGGTTGAAGAAGGGAAGCACGTCCAGCGGCTGGTC